GAGAAATAATAATAATCCATTATCTTAATTTCCAGCAGGGTTTTACCAACCGCGCCGGAAGCCATTCAATGACCCATAAGAAATACCACAATGGCCTTTCTGATTAATATAACTACCAAACTTAGTAATGGATATTGACACCATTAGAATAGAAATAAGAATAATCCATTAACTTAATTTCCAGCGGTGTTATCCATCAGGACCTTTCACCAGGGCATTTTTACCATGATGATGAGCGGTTGCACTTCTGTGCTTATGTCTTGTTATCCGTGAGGATGATAAGGCATTATACCAGCGCTGTGGTGAATGAATATTTAAGCTTTTTGACTTGCTACAACAGAGACCATTGGAGTTCTATAACTGTTTCCCATATAGTCGCCATCCAGGTTGTGTGGTGTTCCTACAACCATGTTGCTTACATCACTGTCTCTTATTATTGCAATGTGTGTGATATTGCTTCCATTGTCTTCTGTTATGTGTATCTTGTATTCCTCAAATCTAAACCCTTCACCTGATACTAAACTATATGACAGTGCAATGTTATCATGAGGTGTTATGTATGAGTTTGAAGATGACACATCCCACACCAGTGATTTACCTACAACATGCTGAATTGCACTGTTTCCATCAAGACCATCAACCAGATCAATTGATGATAATTCCAGAGATAGAGGTGTTGAAGCGGGTTCCTCAACTGGTCCATTACCACCATTACCCCCACCTGTTTGACCACCATTACCACCACTTCCATCTCCACCATCAACAGCCACTCCCTCATTGAATTCGGGCATTGTTAATTCATGGCGTTCCACCCCTGTAATGTCTAAACCCTCATAGAGCACGTCAATGAGCTGATTAAACTTACTCTTCACACTTGCATGCAGGTTGGTCCTTGCAGTCAGCGCATCACTTAGAGCCACTCTTAATTCATCATCAGTTGATAGGAAAGCATCAAGAGTTCTGCGAATGTAATCTTCATTAAGTAGTGCTTCCACTCTTGCACCAAGGTTATGGTTTAGCTCGTGCTCCACAACATTCAGTCTGTAGTTAGTGCCTTGAAAGTCTTGTAGAGTTTTTTTGGATTGTATGATAATTCCTGACATGAGTAATAATAAGAGGTGAGAAAATAATAATTCAACTGACCTTCACAAACTGCATCTCCTCAAATTCTCCATTCTCCTTATATCTTCCAATAACCAAACCATCTGATAACAACCCAAGAAAGTTCTTAATCACTTCCATGCGTGCCAATACGTCTGCAAAGTTGGTGCGCTTCTCACCGTCCTTGTAAATGAAGCCTTTCTCAAATACTACCACATCCCCCATTGTAATGACCGGGTTGCTATTGTAGCGCATGATCCACCCTGCCTCAATGGTCTTGCTTTCAATCACCTCACCCTCGCGGATATCCACCCGCCTCAGTTCATGTAGTCTCGTCTGTTTGTTATATATGGTGCTCATTTATATGAAAGCAACATTTTATTTTTCTCTATAAATTCCTTCGCTTCCTGGTTCATCATTGCACTCAAATGTGGCACCAGTGTCTCCAACACCACGGGGATATGTCCTGGTTCGCTCAGTGCCCCCTTGATGGCTTTCAATATGCTCTGCTCGTGCTTCATGAAAGCACTGACATCATAGACATTGGATAATCTATAAGTGAAGCTATTAAGTGTTCGCAAAATGGTCTCATCGTCCATTGTATCATCATCCAGCTCATACAACCCCAGTAGAGTTTCGCAGTCGTTTCGCACAGACGCCAGCAGACCAGCATCACCATTGAAGAAGCCCACAAGCTCGTTCATCTGCTCCAATACCCCATCTTTGTTGAATTTCTTATCATAAGTGTATTTGTATTTCAGTAATGAGTAGTGTCTCTTCAATGCCTTCCAATAGTCGCCTTCATCCATGTAAGTCTGCACTGCTTCCGCAAGATTGTCTTTTACATTCACCTGAAAAGAGTTGATGCGTGTGCCTGTCTGTTTGTCTCTTAGGTCATAGATGATTGAATAGTCCATATACTTGCCGTCTGTAATCGCCACAACATCCATCTTAAACAGTCCTTCACTTTGCAGAGCGTCGTGCAGAGTTATCTCGTGGGTGCCAACTTGCTTCCTCCCTGCTTGGATTTCCATAGGCGTCCATCGCATGACATGATAGCGCATATGGTGCTTCATTGCATTCCATTGCTTCTCGGTTGGTTTATCCTTCACCAATGCCATTGCCTCTTTCAGGTCCTCGGGGCTGATGACACCATCCTTGACCAGTCTTCGCAGTCTTTCCCTTGTTTCATTTGGATTGGAACCAATGACCTTACCTGCCTTATAGTAAGCCTTATCATTGATGACTTTGAACGCCTTCACCTCACCTGCCTTGATGTCGCCAACATGCACGCCCTCCATTCGGCGCAGGTGTTGCACCATCTTCTGGAACCGCTTCACCAGGTTTGATGCACTTGACACCTTTACCACTTCATACAGGTCAAAGTCAGATGGATACAGCGTGGATTTGATCGCCATGGAACCCAGCACTGAGACATTGCCTGCATCAAATGACATGGCTGATATCACTGCCTCAGCATCAGCACCGTAGTTGAGTGGATACTGCTTACGAGATAGAACACCCTGACCTGTTAAGCGCTTCCATAGTCCATTTACACGGGCATGTTTGCTTGCTGGTGGTTGTATGTCTTGCCCTACTGTGGTGCGGTGAGGTAGTGCAGTTGCTGGGTTCAATTTCTGCCCACCGTTTGCAGTGTCAGTCTTGATGGATTTTGATACTTCATCTGACAGTTTTGACATGAAACCACTGAACCCTGCGCCTTGTAGGTCGCTCTCTCGGTAGAGCAGTGTCAGTAAGTCCTGGCGTGTTGCGTTGTCTGGTATTGTGGTGTTGTAATATGCTTCTGCCATTCTGTGGAGTTGTGCTTTGCTTTTGCGCTTCATATACACTACAAAACTATTTTTATATTGGTTGTATGTGTGTGTTGTGGTGGTGCTGTGTCAGTGGATGATAAGCATCAAAACAAGAGTATTCCGTGATGGTTTCTATCCCGTACCAAGCGGAGCATGACAAGCAACGCAGATAGCGTAGAGATACAATGACATAATAATGACACATTGAGAAAGACAGATTATAATTTAAATGAATAATGGTTCTGTTTTCATTTTCCAATTGTTTGAATTCATGAAATGGCACCAAATAGAATAACGCAGGAATTTTCGAAACGTTATGGAAGCAAACACCTTTCACTGCTTCACAGCACCAATTGAGAGACAGCAACAACATAGAACTATATAACAATGTTATACATTATAGTCATGTCTGTTGGTGTCTGTTGTATGTTGTTGTTTGTGTCAGTGTTGTTGGTGTTGGTGTCTGTCAGGTGCTGTGGTTGTGGCATGACTTCCAGGTGTGCCACTGCTCTTGAAGGGTGTCAGCGTCATAGTTGCCGTGCTTGGTGCCCTTGGACCATGTTTGAAAGGGTTCATAGTGCCCTGTGAAGCAACACGCTAGACCAACACGGAACCATAGTGAATAACACCCACGATAATCCTCATCATGTTTGCCATCAACTGGAAGCTTATTGAGAACACTCTTTAACTCCTCAGTTGTGATATGACACCCATAGACATTCTTGCCGACAGAATTGACACGCTTGGCACCCCGCTTCACCAGCTTTAATTTTCCTGCTTTACTGGATACAATGTTGGATAAACACCATGCTTTGAGGTCTGCTGGCATTCTCTTGATGGCTGTGTCGTGGATGACTTTGTAGGCGTTGCCATTGATGCTGGATGGTGGTGCAACAATGTAGGCACCATCATTACGCACATCAATCTGATGCAGGTTGTTGGTGCTAGTCTTAATCTCAGGTTCATACATGAAATACATGTGGTATCCTCCATTAGCACTCTGCACTGTGAGCGTGTCAATGTATTTGATGTAGTCTTTACCAAAGTGCTCCACGAATGCAGACACCATCTCATAGCGGGGAAAGTCCAGGTCTAACACTGTGATGTTGTTCTTGTATCCAGTGAGGCATGCAACATTGTCGTGCCCTTTATTGTTTATGTTGGTCTCATCAATGTCCTTCCACGCGAACTTTGGTTTCTTTGAGTTGTGTTGTAATGAGAACATGATTTTGTCTTGAAATTGAGTGTTGAGCTTGATTGGCATGATTAATTGATATACGGGTTTAATGTTTAAGTGATTTAATTAAAAATTACATTGTATTCCTGGATGAATTTGACAGCATAGTCCGGCACATCACCACCAGCACCACACTCAACAGGAACAGGGTGAAAGCATTTGGAACACTCATTAAGATACTGGCAACATGTAAGCAATTCATAGCAGTGGATGCAGACATATCAGTGGTAAGTCAGCACTTAATTCAACAGGTGGGGCGAAAGTATTCATTCTACCTCAACACATTCAAGAGCTACAACGCTACAAAGGTCCATTTCATCAATGACGAGGGCACATTCTTTAACATGGTGAAAGACGAAGATACATACTTACTGGCAACAGACAGCAAGAGCACAGCAGACATCTACAACCTGAAAGCATCCACTGACACAGGCAAGACAGTGAAGCTCATCACCAGCGAAACACCAGACACAGAGCGCATAGATTTAGACGCCCATGACAGGGCAATATACTCTCCAAAGCTGTTGTATGGATTAGATAGCACACGACGCCGGAAAGTCTTTGCACACTACAAAGGGCACACAATCTCACCCACCGCAATGATCCAGCAGATAACCCGCTGTCGGGACATTGAAGCAGTGTTTATTCATTTCTCTAACCAGGAAAGCATTCCATGTATGTATGACACCATGAAGGAAATGGTTGGTGCCTACCGTGAGAACGTGGAGCACATGCACGCTGAAATAGACGCCATGTATGACGATGAAGAGGACGAGGAGCAGAAGCCATACATTGATGAAGCCGAGAGATTGTATAACCACTTGTTCTACATGGTGAATTACATGGAAGATTGTTATAATACAAACAAATTCCTGCATCTTACAGACATCATGAGCACCAGAGGCTTTGATGTCATTCTACCTGAGCGCCATGACATTTCAAATTTGAAGCTGGCAGATGTTAAGAAAGCATTGAAGACCATGAGAGCTGAGGACTTTGATGTAGAGCACCCAATGGTTCAGAGGTTGTATGAAATGTTAAAAGTGAAAGCTGATGACATGCAGGAGTTCATGGAGTTCTTTACTGACGCCACTAAATTGGAAAAACACTTCAACTACTGTGCCTACTTCAAGAAGACAACACAAGACAACCTACACAAGCTGGAACAACGCCAAGACTTTGATTTAAGCAAGTGCAAAGATAGGACACTTAAATTCAAACTGCTGGATGATTTACAGCTGGCAATTGGAGCCAATAAAGACGACATTGAAGACTATACCCCCACAAATGATGCCATTCCAGAGGCAACCACCATGGACCTCATGAAGAGATACAGACAGCTCTTCCGAGTGAGAAGCAAAGCAGTGGAAATGAAGACATGTAATGACGTGTATGATGTTGTAAAGAAGGTGTATAGGGGTATGTTTGACATCAATGACAGCAAGAAACAAAAGCGGGTGATCGTGAATGAGGAACGTGTTCGTTTGCTACAATTCAAGGTGAAGACCATAGAACAGCACCAGAAACTACTACAATATAGAACACCCAAGAAAATTGTTAAATTGTTTTAGTGTCTATTCACACTACCATTATCCAATACCACTTTGGCAGTTATTATAGTAGAAATAGCCAAAGTGGTATTTGTAAAAACACCCATCTCATACATTCCAGCAGGATGATTTCAAGTAATTAACAGATACTAATATTAACAGTAATATCAATATCTTACATCATGCACCATTCCTACCCCTACAACAGGAGAGGTGTTCCAACTCTGTCAAACCACCCTGAAACACCACAATGAAATAAACAATAAAACCACTTAAAGATTTCCTAAGTCGTTCAAACCCCCTTAAAAGTTCTACAATTGTTTTACGTGTGTGCTATACCCCATACGCAAAACCCCTAAATTACTTTTGACCCCCAACAAGAAAAAAGTATTTTGGAACCAGTTTGGAGCACTTGGGTAAAAAAAATGAATTAAATAATAAAATAACTTAAAGAAACCCCTCGTATGACTAGTATAACCGCATAACATGAACTGCATCCAACAATTTGAATACACACACGAACAAACCCAAGACTTCAACAAGCTAGTCCGCCATTTGTATGAATGGGCTAAGGTTGTAGGCAAGAACAATATGGAACATAACCTCCACAGTTCTCTACACTTTGATGTTTTATCAGAAGAAGCCTTAGAGGAGGACACTGATGACAGTAAGACAAGCAGGTCCTTTGGTGGAAAGTGGGACGACGAAATGGACGAAGACAACGACCTAATCAGTGATGACGATACTGAATGGAACCTATTCAAAACCAGAGCTGACTTATTACTACTAGCACCAACACCACAGGGCGAATTAGAAACTCATCATTACGACAAAGCCAAGGCAGGGAAATGCCTGAACCGCTTCGACAAAATGACAAAGAAGCTACTCAAAGAGTATGGCACCATAGAGACAGTCATCATCATGATGGAAGCCGTGAGCTATGCTAAAACACTCAAATCTCTCAAAATGGTAGATTAAATACCATACAACTTATTCTTTACTCAAAACTATCAATAGGGATATCATTCCTACTGATACCCCAACACCCCCAAAAAACACGATAGGGGATAATAAAATAATAAAATCACATAAGAAAAAAACTCGTATAACAATTGTAATGCACCATAACCACATTCAATAAATTCCATGAACTCAATCCACATGCAAGAACATCCATAAACCATAACAACATAAACCATAAGCACATAATCCATCCATACATAAACCATAAGCACATAACCCATCCATACATGAACCATAACAACATAATCCATCCATACATGAACCATAACAACATAACCCATCCATACATAACCCATCCATACATAATCCATCCATACATAAACCATAACAACATAATCCATCCATACATAAACCATAAGCTCAACTACAACCACAACATACAATCAACACATGCAATAAACCTCAATGTAATTAACTCCATAACCATCAACACATAACACCCATCATATTAATTCTTTCACAATACGTAATATTTTTTTTTTAACCCTTCTTCTCAATACATGAGCTTCAATGCTCCACATATGTATTACCTTCTTTCTTCTTTCTTCATCACCATTCTTCTCAATACATGAACTTCAATGCTCCACATATGTATTACCTTTATTCAATCACTAGAACACATATCTTGAATATGTATTCTAAATTAATAAATAATAAAATCACCTAAATATTAATCCCGTATGTATAGTATATAACCACATGACCTACCTAACAGAACTATTAGAACAACTACCATACTCTACTAAGAACACCCCTAACGTTAGAAGCATCTTGAAGAAGCTGATGGCTACTATGGGGATACAAATGTTTTTGAAGAAGGACTACAAAGACGCTGAGAAACTCAAAGCTTATGTCATTGAAGCAATGAAGCCCAGTAAGTATGCTGAGGCAACACAGGTGCTGTTCCGTGTAGGTGAAAGCCTTGGTGTGAAACAGGAAAGGCTGGATGCACTTGAAGCGATACGGGACAATTTCAGGGAGAACAGATTGAAAGACTACAAAGAGAATGCAAAGTTCATTCCTGACAACTTTGAAAATGTAAAAACATCCTTGAAGAAGTTCTTTGACGATAGAGATGAAATGAAGAGGCGTTTGGCTAAGTTCGTGTATGCATACGGGGGCATACGACAGGGGGACATACGCCAGACTAAGATACACACCAAGCGAACATATCCAAAGGACAAATCATTTAATTACTTTATGATACACAATAAGACATGGCTCATTTACAACCACAAAAACGCCCACAGAAGCAAACAGGAGCGGGAGTTGGAAATTCCTGAGTTGTTGTTGGATGAAATGGAAGACAGTGAGAATGGCGTGTTCTATTTGACAAACACTGAAACACCAGCGAATGCCTCTAAAATAACAAGGGTCTTTAAATCCATGGCTAACATAACCATGAAAGACCTGAGACACATGGAGGCAGAGCACTTCAAGGATGAACCAGTGCAGAAACAGAAAGAAGTCGCAGACAAAAACGGACATTCACTTTCCACCATGAGATTACTATATAGCAACTTTGGTATTAATGGAGACATATCAGAGACCATGGTGGAAGACGCAAAGCAACATTATGAGCGCATATTGAAGAAGTTAGAGGAACAACAGAAGACAACCCCCAAAGAGCTCACCCCTGCTGATTGAACTCATAAGACCGCCCAACTTTCCTCACATTAAATTTCTTGTCTATAACCTTGATATCTTTGGGTAAATCTTCAATCAATTCCTTTCGTGGTTGCCAGTATAGCGGGCGGTATCCAGTGTATCTCACCATATACCCAAATTCACCAGCATCATTAAAAGCAGGTTTTACAATCTTACTGACTTTGTAAAACTCTTCTCTTTCCAATTTTTCATTAACATTCGTTATTGGCTGTAATTGGTTTATCGTGTAGCGCCCTTCCAGTTCATTCAGTGTGTATTGGTGAGGGCGCCCTGTGTCTTTACCTGGCTTGAAGACTTGCTTAATGGTATAGACCTCTGTGCTGTATCGTATGCTACTGGACGCTTTTGCGTTTTTGTTTAGGTAATTCACCACTCTCACTGTATCACCAACCTTCAAAACAGGTTTATCATCAAAGTGAGAATTCCTCAACCTCGTTTTCTTCAACTTGGTGTGAATGTTTTCATATGAGCTGTCATTGAGGACATCCATAGGGGTGGCATTTGTTGCAGTGCTGACAGTGTTATTAATTGCATACTCTACATTATCCAAGTTGTCTAACCAATTCACAATGTTTTTGTTTCGCAGGCGCATTTTCAAGATGACGTCCCGGACAGTTCTATTCATTCGCTCAATTGTTCCATTTGCATACGATGACGCTTCAACACTGGTAAAGATGTGTTTAATTCCATGCTGTTTTAGCCATTTATCCACAGTTCCTTTAAACTCTGTGCCGTTGTCGGTTTGTATTGCCTTGACTGTGCCATACTCCTCACTCTCCTTGATGACAGACTGGATAGCCTTCAACACATCTGCATTTGTTTTCTGTTTGAGAGCCTTCAACCATACAAACTTGCTGAATGTATCAATTGCAGAGAGAATGAATGTATGCCCGTCATCTGCTTCCTTACTCATGTCTATCAAATCCACTTGCAGTTTGGAGAGGGGTTTGCTTGGGACAGATGAGACGATTTCACGCTTTGGTTTAGGTGCCCGTGTGATTTGATTTAATTCATTGTCTTTTAACCATTGCATCACTTGCCTGCGTGTAATGCGTGCCTCTGGGTGTTTTCGTCGCAGGTATTGGTAGAGTTTGTCCCGTCCAAATGGTATCGTCTTGTAAGTTGCTGAGAGTAGCTGTTGCTGTTGCCGTGTTAGGTCCATTCTTATAGTTGGACTAGAATAAGAAAAACGAGATGAGACATTTAAATTGCTTAAAGATTATCCTTGTATGTAAGTTATACACCAATGAACTACTCCATGAAAACTGATATTGAACTTGCACTAACACTCACCCTCAACCGCATCAAAGCAAAACATGTCTCAGCAGACCTACAAGACAATAAAATCAAATTTAGTGCCCTGCTTATTACATGGTTGAGTAATCTCCACAAAGCACCATTTTTCAAGCAACTGTTTCCAGACAAGGGTGAAATGTATAATGTTCTCCGTGTAGTGGATATGGTTGAGGATGACCTTTCACTATTTGATGACCCTGATATTCAAGAACAATTGCATATCAAGAAGACTAAAACGAAAGCAAAGACAATTCCTATTAAGAGCATGGATGAAATCAAGAGAATGAAACCCAATATGTCAATTTACAACGACAATGGAACAGAGGTCATCATTTTTCACCCTGCCCGAATGGTCCTCATTAACAACGATAAAACAAAACGGGTCCATAAATACAATGATTTCAAAAAGCCTTCTATAATCACTATTGATAAAGAGAATGGTATTATTCACTTTCACAAGCACAACCGAAGCGCCCTACCACCTGCCAAGGTTCAACTGTGCCCCAAGAAGCTGGAAGAGATGATGTCCTTCTTTTAATTTTACTTTCTATCTTTCATTTTTTGAATAATAGATTGAATTTTATTCATTTTCTTCCCCTTTCCTGTGCTCGGGTTGTATCGTTGCGCTGGTTTGCGGGTTCTAGCACTCCTCTGCCTTAGTTGTGGTGTTGTCGGTCTTCTGCGTAGAACTGATGGAGACCGTGTTGGTGGTGCCTTAGGCACTGGTCTTCTTTGTGGTGGTGCTACTCTGACAATGTCCTGGGGTATGTATGGCAGAGGTGGGGTGCGTGGTTGTGGCATCTCTTGTGGTTCAAAATACGCACGCCCATTGTTGTTGGATGGTGGAGAGGGTGGTGCATCATATGACACAAAAGTGTCACCATCATCATCGTCATCATCATCATCATCATTATCGTCATTGTCATCATCATCACTGTCGCTTTTTGCCATAGCTTCTGCTGTTCTGCGTGCTTTCTTCACGTCATAGTTTCCAGATGGCAGGATATCTTTCAATTCCTTTAACCCTTTCTTTGCTTCTTCAAATGAATTGAATAGATGTGTTGGTATTATCTTCCGTGGATTTGCTTTGATGATTTCCTTGAACTGTTGTGAGAATGCCATTTGTCTGCTCTGTGGGTCCATGTCAATCGTGCTTTCCAATGCTTTCAACATCAGGAACATCTTATACATCAATTCCAACTCTTCAATGTTCTCAACATTGTCCTCATATCTCTTTAACAAACTGGCATACTGTTCTGGATTACGCTCCTCTCTCATTGCTTCATCAACTAGACCCTTGATATGTGTAATGTTGCCATCAATGCTTTCCTCCAAAATGGTAGCATATCGCTTCAAATCATTCAGTGGTAATGTTGTTCCATACTTTTGTAAGTTTCCAATGGCCTGCTTCATTTCTTTGTCGCTTCCAACCATGTTGGAAAAGTCAGTATCCACAATTGAATTGAAGAACAATTCAAATGCCGTCTTAACTTTCTCAATGTCATCACCATCATTAACATTGTTGTCAGTTGGTGCCGGTAATCCGTCTGCCAGTGCTTGTTTCTCTGCTAACTGTTTGGCACGTTGGGCGTTCTTATGTTGCTTCCATGCATGACCCTCTACTGTCCTCATACCTTGTCCTGCTAGTGTTGCATCAGCGTAAGCTAGATTAGATGCGTATCCCGTGGGGCGGTTAAATGAGCCCAATGGTTCTACATGTGGATGAATGTATCCACCACTTACAAAAAATTGCTCCCGTGCTCGGTTTCCTTCAATAGCGTCCTTGATACGTGAAAGACGATATGCGCGTGCTTCTTCATGTGGCTTTGCGTAAGGGTTCATACTGTTATATAACTAACATGGATATTAAATTATTAAACGAGGTTGTTGGCTTTGATGTGCTTACTTGCTTGTGGAAGTGTCATGCCTTCTTGCTTCATGAGCTTTGAAACCAGTGCATTCCGTTTGCGTTGCTTCTCTGACAGTGTGCGTGTTTTCTTTGGTTTCTTACCTAACCCGACTGCTGATAACACTGCTGGGGCGACCTGTCCTGCTGGGTGTGGAATGATTGGCGCTACTATCTTCACAGCCTTTGCCACAGGTTTCACCACGCTGTTGAAGCCACGTTGAAAGTCCCCCCAAAAACCTCCACCTACAATATCACTCTCTGCCCCCATGATTTCTTTGGCATACTTCTTGCCTAACTTCTCATAACTCTTTGCTTTCTTTGCTTGTGCTCCACCCACTACACGCTCCAAACCTTCCATACCACCTCCACCAGTGCTCTGCCCTTTGCCCGCTTTACGTCCCGCTTGAAGACTGTGCAAAATGTCCTGAACTTCTTTGTTGCTTAGTTTCTTACTCATTGTATTATATCCTTAGTGTAGAAAATAATTGCTCGCCTGTTGGAATGCCACTGGAAGTTTTAGATAATGGTTTATGTCATTTTCTCCCTTTAAATTCCAATTACTAGATCTGGCACTTATAATAGCAAGAATGGCAGGTTTAAGTAATTAATATATCATTTAACCACTTCCGGCAGACTTGGCACTGATTTCCAATTTCCACACCAACAGACTAAGACCAAAGTGTTTCCCGTTTTAGTCCGCCATCATGTTTCCCGTTTTAGTCCGCCATCATGTTTCCCGTTTTAGTCCGCCATCATGTTTCCCGTTTTAGTCCGCCATCATACACTAAATACTACTGTGTTTTTTTAACTGGACTAAAACGGGAAAAACATTCAAATCCTCACTAAATCTATGAGTGTTTTCCATTCTAGTCCAAGATTACCACTAAAATTTGGAACACCAAACTTAAAAATCTCATGTTGGACTAAAACGGGAAAAACTTATGAACCCCCATAAATCACCACTAAAACTTTAATTTATGAGGGTAGTATATAACATGCCGACACTTGAACTGAAAAGCATCAAACAAATAAGCAAGGAGAATGGAGAGTTTCCTGTTGCAATTGTGAAAGGTGATGACCGAAACCAAGACTTTAACAAATTCCTGGTATGCAATCCAAATGCCAAGAAGGGCTCAACAACTGTCAATTTACCAGAAGACCTACTGTTTGAAATCCTTCCACAAACTAACCCAAAGAAACGCGATTGTTTCTACATTGCAGGCTCTGCCGGGTCTGGTAAGTCATACCAAGCAAAGATAATTGTAAGCAACTACCGCAAGCTGTATCCATCTAGGGAAGTGTTCTTAGTGTCTAAGTTGGAGAAAGATGAAACTCTTGATGGTATGGAGGCACCCCCCACACGAATATCACTCATTGACTTCACAGAGGACCCACCTGACATCAACGACATTGAACCTTGTCTTTACATCTTTGACGATTGGGACACCGCACAGAAGGACCAAATGGAAGCAGTATTGAAATTTATCGATGACATTGGTATTATGGGACGACATGCGACTGTTTCCAGTGTTGTTATCTCTCATTACCTCACCAACTACAAGAAGACACGACTAATCCTGAATGAGGCGCACCATATCTTAGTGTTTCCTCAAAACACATCCAATCACCAGTTAAAATATTTGCTACAAAACTATGCAGGAATGGACCCCAATCAAGTCAAATACTTGAAGAAACTGGGGCGGTGGGCGTCAATTTACACACAATACCCGCAGTATGTTCTCTCACGGGACACTGCCTACATTCTACACGCTGATGACTAAGAAAACACACCCGTATATTTTTTAATGTTCTCCTCATGTATAAGCATGACTTCAACCACTACAAATACCACTAAATCCAATACCACCACCAGACGAAAGACCAACTACTATGCCAAATGGTATTACCTGAAAAACCGCGACAAATTGAACCAACGTGCGAAAGAATACTATCATAAGGTTAAAAAGGTAGTGAAATCCAAGATTGTTCCTGAGAATGTTGAGGACGAAAATGTGAAGACAGTGCAACAGGAACCAGAAGGGTGTGAAAAGGAGTGCGATTATAATGTCAGAGACAGAGACGAAGATGAGAAACAATGTCATTGCTTTTTCTGCACTCATGAAGAATCAGAAGATAATATCTCTTCTTATAGTAAATGGAAGACTTCTTGAAGCAATACGCGCTTTCCAATGACGACATTCAAACCATCTTGCACCCCGACACCAAAATTCACACTTATAAGGAGCTGTATAATGTGAGGCATTTTGATGAATTACTGGATACACTTGGCAGGTGCATTTTGTTGTATTTAACTGACAGTGAGCGCTCAGGGCATTGGGTTGCACTCATCAAACGGGGGAACACAATTGAGTTCTTTGACCCGTATGGATACGCACCCGATACGCAACCCCAGAACTTAAACTCTCTACCAGAAGTGAATGAAAGCACGGGGCAGAACCATCCAAAACTATTGGAATTAGTTGCAGATGCTGGGTATAACTTGGAATACAACACAGTTCCTCACCAAGCAATAAGTGAGGATGTTGCAACATGTGGGCGACACAGTGCGACACGTTTGATATTCTACAAATTGGATACAGATGAATATGCTAAGCTCATGAAAGCATTAAAATCACCTGAGAACAAGGATGCTGACGCCATTGTCACGAAATTGACTGACTTCATCCACGAAAAATAAAACCTGCCCCCATGATATAAGACCCATGCACCGCGCAAAAGACATTGAAAACATCTACTACAACATTGATATCGTCAGCAGTAAGACTGAAAGCACTGCCACCACTGCGGACCCAGTTGCTAGTTTTTCAGAGACACGTGATGTTGCAATCATAGACAACGCCTCAAAATACAAAATGGCAATCACCCGCTTCACCATGAACGGCATCAAAGATATACCCCTGTTTATTCCTGTCATAGAAGCAGGACAACCCAACCCAAACAAAACAGTCTATTGGATAACTATTGAAGCGTATGGTTTAACGTCATCACAACCTGTCATTTACAAACCTGCCAGTGCTTCAACTACCCTGAAAACTGGACCATTCACAAAGCAATCATTAGGAGAGGAATACTACTACATTCACACATATCAACATATGGTTAATTTAGTGAATGATGCAATTGTTAATGCAGTGGATGACTTGAAGGCACAAGATGGAACTGCTTTTCAGAACTATGTTGCCCCAGTCGTTGTCTTCAACACTGACACGCGTAAATTTGATTGGTATATTCCAACATCAAATGAATGCAAACTATTCTTTAACAGCAACATGTATAACCTGTTTTCCAATTACCCTCACTTCTACAACTCCAATGCTCCACACACTCAGGTGTATCAAATTGACACCACTAAGCGCCCTGACACTATTACATCAGGACAGTATTACATTGTTAAGCAAGAAGCACCTAGTATTGGAACATTTTGGTCGCCTGTCAGTTCCATTGTCTTCACTTCAAGCATGCTTCCCATTGTTGCTGAGGGGGTTGCACCACCGCGCATTTTTGGAGAGAGCAACATTGCTACACCCACCAACTCTGCCAGCAACTTTGAACCTATCATTACAGACATTGCTTTAACTTTGGATGATGCATATGAATACAAGCAGTTTGTGTCTTATATTCCTACCTCACAGTATCGTTATGTATCACTGACTGACAACAACCAAGCACTGAAAAGTATCAATGTTAATGTCTATTGGAAGGCACGTATGACAGGGGAGTTAATACCCCTGAGAATGTCTAACCAATCCAGTATATCCATTAAGTTCCTGTTTGAGCGGAAGTAATGCCAAAACATCAAACTGAATCTTACCTTCTTACTGACTGTATGAATATAAGACCTTCCAACAGTGGGGCATTTAGATAGAGTATAATAAATTTAATATCCCTCATATGTATATATGTCCTCCATCGAAAAAATCAAAGTCATTGACAGCCGTATAGTGCAGACTGCTCCTAAGTTTGCAGTGAATGAAGGTGCTCCACAAGTCAGCAACACCCCCTTCCATGCAGTCAGTTCCACGTCTTCCAACATGTCTTTTAACATTAATGCCCCCTCAAAGAATGTATTCATGGACCGCGAAGTTTCCATAACAACTGGTGTGCGAATGAAGGCGTTGTTAGTGCTGGCAACTGCCCCTGCTGACCCCCTTCCTCCAAACCCTGCCCCCCTACTACGCTTCGGGCAAAACATTGCACTGCCTGCATTTCCACTTCAATCCATGATGAATACACTGAGTATTACTGTCAATAACTCTACCATCACTGCTAACCAGAGGGATGTCATTTACGAACTGCTCCGTCTAACTGCAAACAGCAGAAACAATCAATGCAGAACTACGCCATCAATGTTGGATAGATATGTGAATAACTCTGATGCTTTTACATTTGGAAACAGTCCTATCAGTGGATATCAAAATGCCCTCACCACAGGGTCTGTTCCAAATGGTGCATATCCAAACATCAGGTGGTTAGACGCCAATGGCAATGACAGCACAGAACCTCTTCCAGTGGCAGGGCAGACTGATTATAACATTTACTGGGAATACACCATTACAGAGAAACTTGTGCTTTCCCCTTTCATTTTTGCAGAGGAGGAGTATGAGGGTGTTGGGTTGTATGGCATCAACAACATCCAGATACTTGCAAACTTTGGGGCTGACATGTCAAAGAATATACGCTGGATAAGTGGAGACACTGCATTTACAATTCAAAATGTGAATTTCTTCAACACTAACCCTTTCGTAAATCCCGTGGTGAATTGCGTGTTCCGTAATCCATGTGATGCCATCCCCCTGCCACCAAAATCAATAGTGCCTTTCATGGAGACACCCCGCTACATTTCTTCAAATACAGGTGTTCAAATTCCATCAGGACAAACAAGAACCCTGACATCAAACACCATCGTGCTCTCTCAAATTCCTGACATGATGTTAATCTATGTGAAACCAAACAGCTTTATCAACAATGGTGGTATAGAGCGTGCATATGACGGGAGTTATGGTGATTTCTATCTACCAGTGTCTAAATTTGTTGCAAACTTTGATAACAACAGTGGTATGATGTCTTCCATCACCCGCGAGCAATTGTTCCAGATGACAGTGAATAACAACTTTGACGTGAATTACCCTGAGTTCTTAGGTGAAGCACATGTAAATAACGCAGAGAGTGTTTCACTTGTGGGCTCGCCTATTGTTCTACGCCCTGGTAAAGACTTCCCCCTTGCTTCTGGGTCTGCATCCGGTCTCGGTGGCAACTACACCCTGCAATTCCAAATTGAAGTGAAGAACCAAACTGCAAACACCGTAAGCAACCCCATCATTTACTGTATGGTAGTGAATTCAGGCTTCTTTGAAACTGATAACGGCACATCTGTCATTAAGACTGCACCACTGACTTCAAGTGAGGTGTTCTCTGCTCCTGTCATGTCTCACTCTGCTGAGGTGGAGAGAATGGTAGGGGGGTCATTCTGGTCCAAACTTGGAAGCACATTGAAGAGCATAGTGAAGCACCCCATTTACAAAACCATCAGTAGCACCGCCAAGAGCTTAGCACGCAGTAGTGGTAATCCAACTGCCAAGAAAATAGCCGATGTCGCAGATGCTGTTGGATTAGGCAAAAGCACTGGTGGCAAGCGTAAGGCACACAACCTGGACGCCCTTTTATAAACACTATCGTTTTATTTTAATGTCTCATTAATATATAACATATGTGGAACCCGAAAACTAAAACTTATGACTTTCCAAGCATCACGGTGCAAGCTCAACCAGACGAGCTGAATGAAGTGGCACGCCTTGAAGACGCTTACACATACAACAGTGTAGCAGGATACGCACCAGGAACAACGACAACAGGAGGAAATGAAGGCGTCATTTATGATTGGTTATACAATGGAACCATATCCCCAATCAACCGCATTATTAGGAATGGATATCTTCAAGTCAATCTGCATTTTCTAAACAGAGACAATGACAACAACATTTACCTTTCAAGTAATATCACTGGAAACGCTGACACATATATTCGTTATGTTGCTACCGACCATAATTTAGGTGTTATGGCAAATGATGCGATGGGTGATTTCGAAACCATCCAGAAGGTTTTTGTTGATGGTGTTGAACTACCTGGAACCAAAACAACTCAAATTGGATACACTGACCTGAGTGGAGGATTAGACCCATTGTTTTTCAAAGAACCTATTCAAGATGCTCTCACCATTCCAGACATCACTGATAAACAAATGAAATTTTTCTTAAAGTATTACATTGGAACATCCACCGCTTTCACAGCTGACGTAAGCTTATTGTTCTACAACCACGACCTTCAATACCTAGGGAAATCATCACAGAGCACCATCACCACCACAGCAGACACAAATGGAATAGAGTTAATGGCAGAGGGGTTTGATTTACCACCCACTGCTAAGTATGTCTTCTTAGGTCTTTCATGTGAGGATGCTGTTCCAGTTGTATTTCAATACGCATCCATTCAAGTTGAAACATGTAAAGAAGAATTACACAACGACCCTACACTATTGAAGACCAATGCAGACCATCTATACATTAAACTTTTAACGAATGGTAGTGGTGGAGGTGGTGGAGGTGGCACAGTCATACCAAACGATTTGAATGTGGAAACCATTGCACTCAAAGGAACAGCAACCAGTATTCCAACAATTGATTTTGAACCAACAACAGGAGCAAAGTCATCCATTAAAACCAATGCAAATGATTTAAGTATTTCAAGTGGAAGTGGTAATTTAGATGTGAATGGCGCTGTTATTAAGAACTGTGGTGCCCCATCAAGTCCAACAGATGCTGTTAATAAAGCTTATGTTGATGCTAACAGTGGAACAATCATCCCAAACAATTTGAATGCGGAAACCCTCACGCTTAAAGGAACTGCAACAAGCACTCCTGCAATAGAATTTGATAATGTAAGCGGTCCTCAAATGGTGATAAAACCTGGTGCCAATGATTTAAATATAATATGCGGCAGGGGCAGTTTGAATGTGAATGAAGCAGTCATAACCAACTGTGGTGCTCCAATTGATCCTGATGATGTTGCGACAAAAGCTTATGTGGATGCAAATGCTGGTGGTGGTGGTAATGCACCCGCATCTTCAACAATGCCAAGTTTAACACTGAAAGCAACACCAAATGACCCTGTTCCGTTTGTAAAGTTTGAAAGCTTTGATGGCACAGACACTCAACAAATCTCATTAACAGACACTTACATCACATTGGAAACAAATGGAATTTTGAATTTGAACTATACAACTCTCATTAATGGAAACACTCCAACCAACGACCATGAACTGGCAACAAAAGGTTATGTGGATAGTGTTGCTGGTGGTGGTGGTGGTGGTGGTAGTTCCAATCCTCTTCCTATGTTTGCTTTGAAACCAACTGCCTCGACAGGTAGCTCTCCAAGCTGGGATGTAGCTCAGTTTGTTGATGTATGTGAATTAACAGTGGATTGCACTCCATTCAATTCACTATCAAAACTGTTATACTCAATAAACATGCCATGCCTCAATTTAGTTCCAAGATTACAAGGTGCAACTGTTCCAAATTTCACACTGAACTCTTCCTTCAAGTTTGGTGATGGTGCATATGGACCAAATTACGCTTTCTACACTTACGTGGGTAATAATGCCCCATCATTCTCTTCCAGTATTAATCTTGTCAATTCAACTCTCCCACAACAACAACCATTCACAACTCTCACTGTAAGAATACAGGCATACATTTCTTCAAGTGCCAATACAGGTATTACCATGACTAATTATCAAACCTCGTTTGCATCAATGACAGTTCAACCTTTGGGGGGCACCACAGGCTTACAGTTGCCATAAGTGTAGCTCCATTATCTTCTCCACTTTAATAATTATTTTATCAGGATATAACATAACAAACATGGATACAGCATTTACATCATCAATATCTGGGCTCATTGTAGCAGGGGCATATTTGCTTTACAAGTTTGCAGGGAAGAACAAATGCAAGACACAATCAAAATGCACTGAGGGTGGATTAGACTTACAAATATCAACAGTGATAGAAGCACAATTAGAAAACAAAAAGAATGAAATGCTACAAGTTGTAATTGAGAAGCTCAACAGCAAATTGGAAAATATGGCATTGAGTGGAAGTGCAGTTGCACCTGGAATACCGGAAGAAAGTAAATTAGACATCATTTGATTTCAAGAATGTTTTCATTTTGAAATTCACCCAGAAGCGGATGCGATAGAAGGAGAGTTTAGTGAATTCCATTTGAATGACTTTCTTCAAGTCAGGAAGAAACACAATCACAGTTCTAGAAGGACCATGAAAGCCGATTTGGTGATAATGCTTAATATGAATGTTGGCTATCAAATCATTACATGCAAATGTAATAAATTCATCGTCTGGTATGATTTGACACACTCTATCCCGCCTAAGGCAGTCGATTGGCTTCTTGTTGATTTTACAAGATGATGCATTGAATAACATGGTTGTTGTAATAGTCATACTCAATTAACGCTTATCGTAATCAATTCATTTAATCATATCCACTTCACCACAGCGCTGGTATAATGCCTTATCATCCTCACGGATAACAAGACATAAGCACAGAAGTGCAACCGCTCATCATCATGGTAAAAATGCCCTGGTGAAAGGTCCTGATGGATAACACCGCTGGAAATTAAGTTAATGGATTATTCTTATTTCTA